CTTCTCCCGCCTTTCCCGATTTGGGATGATGTTCAAACCTTTGACGGCAGACCATGGAGAGGAATTGTTGATGTTGTATCTGGCGGGTTTCCGTGTCAAGACATCTCAGCCGCAGGAAAAGGCGCAGGAATTGATGGAGAACGATCAGGAATGTGGCGAGAAATGGCACGCATCATTCGTGAAGTACGACCACAATTCGTCTTTGTGGAGAACTCACCAATGCTCACTTCTAGGGGACTTGGACGAGTTCTTGGAGACTTGGCCGCAATGGGGTTTGATGCGAGATGGGGAGTGCTGGGAGCAGCGGACGTTGGAGCAAACCATCAGAGGGACAGAATCTGGATTCTCGGTAAAGTTTCCAACGCCAACAGCACACAATGCACAAGAGGGGAATTATCCAAGCGAAAAGAAACGGCATACGCCTACGCTAGCGACCCACGCTGGTGGGAAGTTGAACCCAATGTGGGTCGAATGGCTAATGGGTTGGCCTCTGGGGTGGACAGACTTAAAGCCATTGGAAATGGACAAGTCCCACTTTGTGCCGCAACAGCATGGCAAATACTCACAGAAAGATAAATAAATGTCCGCACAAGAATTAGCCACTACCTTGGGAAACGCAAAAAAGGTAGGCAATGGTTACCTAGCATCTTGCCCTGTACCATCACACGGTCAAGGCAATGGCGACAAGCATCCAAGCCTTTCCATCACAGAGTCCCCTAATGGAAACATCTTGTTCAAGTGTCACGGTGGATGCGATCAGCAAACCGTGTTCAACACCATCAAGGACATGGGACTCCTCCCTGCCCTACCAGATAGACCCGAATACCTCTCAAGCATCAAACCAATCCCGATCATCTCCACACCGACATTCCAACAGGAGTGGCACTACACCGATGAAGATGGAGTCCCCCTGTTCATCAAGCAACGCTACAAGACCAATGACTCAAAGGGCAAAACATATAAGACCTTGCGGGTCATGCCCGATGGCTCAAAGGTGGGCAAGTTGGGAGATTGCAGAATCGTCCCCTACAAGTTGCCAGAACTCCAACAAGCAACTGCGGCTGGTCGAGTGGTCTACATTACAGAGGGAGAAAAGGCGGCTGATGCCTTGGGAAGCCTTGGAGTTGTAGCCACCACCAGTCACGCTGGTTCGTCATCTTGGAATCCAGAACTGAATCAATACTTCACAGGCGCAAATGTGGTCATCGTGCCAGATAACGATGTCTCTGGTTGGGGTTACGCTACCAAGGTGGCAGAAGCACTCATCCCTGTGGCTAAGAGCGTGAGAGTCTTGGATTTGGGACTCAACGAGCCGAAAGAGGATGCCTTTGAGTTCGTGACCAAATACGGTGGAGACAGGCAGACCTTGGCATCAATGGCTAAAGCCTGTACTCCAATAACTCAAGTCTATCAAGTTCAGCCACCCGATAGATTGGCTGAATCTCACGATTCCTCACAAGATCAGTCTGAGGAGGCTCAAGCGCAAGGCGCAAATGGTCAGAAGTCAAAGTATTTGGTTGAGTCTTGGGATTCCATCAAGGATGAGCCTGTTGAGTGGCTCATCGAGGACATCATCCCGAAGAAAGCCTTTGTAGCCTTGTACGCACCTCCAGCGTCATACAAGTCGTTCATTGCGCTAGATATGGCAGAGGCGATAGCTACAGGCCGTGACTGGATGGGGAAAGCAGTCAAGCAGTCAGGTGTGGTGCTATACATCGCTGGTGAGGGTCATGGCGGTCTAGGCGCAAGGATTAAGGCTTGCAAGATCAAGAATGACAGTCCAGATGGTGCGCCCCTGTATGTCATCAGGGCGCAAATCAACCTAAGATCGAGCCAAGAAGATTTCGATAATTTAATCAGCGCAATCAACGACTTACTGCAATCTATTGATGAACCACTTCAGATGATCGTCTTGGATACCTTGATGAGGATGTCTGGAGGAGGATTCAACGAGAACAGTTCTGAAGACATGGGTGGTTTCATCACCCAAGCAGGGAAACTACAGGCTTTCTACGACTGTGCTCTCTTAGTTATCCATCACAGCGGCAAGGATGTGACCAAAGGACTGCGAGGACATTCAAGTTTGCTAGGTGCTGTGGATACAGAACTTGAGATCAATAGGCTTGATAGTGTGGTGAATTCTGGGCATGAACACATCAAAGGGTCGGGAACAATCACCGTGACCAAGCAAAAAGATGGGTCGGATGACATCGTGATTGGCTTTGATGTCGTGTCAATTGATGTCTCAAACTCAGCTTTGGGCTTTGAATCCATCACCTCACTAGCGGTTCAGGCTAACTCTGAGATCGTCCAAACCACCAAAAAGAACCCTAAAAACAACCAAGGTAGCGGTGGAAATCAGCGGCTGGAGATGGATTCCCTTATGAAAGTGATTAAGGCTAAAGCATCATACCGTGAAGTGGATGGTACTACACGGTATGGCGTGAGTTTGGAGGCTTGGAGAGAGGAATTCTGGTCTATGAAAGGGTGTACTCAGGATGATAAAGCGGCTTTTCAGAAGGCTTGGACACGAGCCAGAGAGAGACTTGTGGACGCTAAGAAGATTGTGATTGGGTCTGGTTGGGTATGGTTGAAGCACGATTCTGAGAAGTTTTCGGGATGAGAGTACTGTACATAAACCCACTAGACAAACCGGACAAACCGGACAAATGTCCAAATTGTCTTGTCCAGAAAATGTGGACAAACCACCTCAAGTCTATGTACTTGAGGTTTGTCCACTCCCGGTTTGTCTGTTGTCTGTTTTTTTTGTTGGAGGTTTTAGATGGTTAGAAAAGCGTCAAGACGAGATGTGCCAGAGGTTGTTGTGCCAAGAAGAAAGGCGACTGATTTTGAGATTGCGTCAAACTCGTTGCTGGTGGATTTGGAGCGTCGAAAGGTGCAACATGAGGAAAAATGGGGTGTTGGTCGATTGATTACTTTAGTTGACAATGAGTTTAGGACGAGGTTTTGGGGTCAGATGGGTCGAGTTTGGGACTCGCTGGACTTTGAGGACATTGATCGGTTGGGTCGGTCAGTCCAAGGGATGATTAAAGGGTATGACGCACTTGAGCGTTGGGCTGAAGAAAATGAGGTTGAGCCGAATCCTCCAATCAGATTTGTGGAATGGGTCAGCCAGAAAGGTCAACGCATGGCTGTCTGTCAGACTTTGAATGATGCGGTCAATCTACAGGTCAAACGCAAAGACCTAGCTATCTGGAGTCTGGAGGAAATGGAAGTCATCTTGAATGAGGAGATCGTGCAAGAGATCATCAAGGTCAAAGCCTTTGACCCAACAGCCAAGGTGGTCAAGTTCAAAGCTGGTGAGGCATTTGGGAAAGGTTCAGGGTTCGAGGATATGGAGGACGATCTCCATGCCTTTGATGGTTCAGAACCGTATGTGCCTAAGTACAAGAAGATTGGAGAGGATTGATGGCTAGACGAGCAAGCATCCATACCACTCATTTCAACCGTGTCTTGTCTGATGCCGACAAAGCTATCTTGGCTTGTGCTGGTCAAGGCGACATCAGTTTAGGGTTCAAAGTGGTGTTGGATTGCTTTGCGATCTTGTGGGAACTTGGATACAGACCACAGGACGATTTAGAGGATTTCCTAGGGGTTGATAAGGGTGACGCATAAAAACGGCTTGTAGGCGATTCTGGTGGGTTTTGGAGGTATTAGTAGCGTTGCCATCCAAGGAGATTCAGAAAGAATTTATAAATGTCATCCAATCACCAATCCGATGACAATGTACCCACAAAAAGCACCATCCGCTTCTCTCTTTCTTCACCTCCCGCCAGTTGCCGCCTCGCCCAATTTCCAGTTATCCACAGGTTATCCACAGGTCGGAGAGGAAGTTATCCACAATTCGCCCATCTGGTTTCATTTTGCGTCACAGATTGCAGATGTTTGTAAGCCATTCGGATATTCTGACTTAACATAATGGACATCGTGTTAAATGGATTTCGTCAGCAATCTGTAAGCCGCAAAATAAACATCAATGGAATCAACAACTTACAGAAGTTATCCACAGAATCCACAGTTGCCTGTGGATAAGTCCTCGATTTTTTGATAGGGGGGAGGGGGGTCTAGCTGGCGGTCAAAATTACAGGTACATCCGCCCCACATAAAAAGCGAAAACTAGAAAAAGGGGCGAACGCACCACTACACCAAGTAAAAAAAGAAGTGGTTGTCGGTGGCACGCTCACATGAAGCAGTGTTATGCACTTTGTTTCAGATACAAGAAGTTACGAGGCGGCGCTAACCCACCTTACGCACCACCAACACGGCTGGGGACTGGACGCTATTTGGTGGTTCCTTGTTTCTGGCCCATTAAGCGCGTCCAAGGCGACTTCCAATCCCCATGCGTGTTGGTTGTTGATGTGACTGCCACGCCCACCAGAAACTGATTCGGCAAGGGTACGCCACTAGGCGGTTAGGAAAGGTAACCCGTGTGCATAAAAACACCGCCACACCAACACGGCTGGGGACTGTTGAAGTGGGCGACACTGCAGATAGCCCCAATCCCCATGCGTGTTAGTGCTGACGCAGGGAGTTCCAACAGGTTAGCAAGTCACAGCCTTGAAAGGAGGTCAGTCGGTTACTTTGCGTCAGCGGTAGAAATCTACCACAATAAAAGAAAAGAAGCCATAATCCCCACCTATCACGCCCACAGGACAAGGACAATCGTGAACATAGAACACATTGATGATCTTCAGGACGAGCCACCAACTCCAGCAAAGAAGAAAGCTGGAAGACCCAAAGGCACATTTGGCTTAAAGCGTCAGATACAGGAGTACGCAAGGAATCCAGCCTTGGCGTTGCCTAAGACTGACCACCAGCGGCTGAAAGAACTCAAGGATATGCTTATCAAATCGAGTGGTAAGGATGTTGTTGAGAAGATGATTTCCATTGCGTTGAACGATGACCACCCCGCACAGATGGCGGCTATCAAGATGTGCGTGGACAGGACATTGCCTGTTTCTATGTTTGAAAAGGATAAGAGCCAGAGGAGTGCGGTCACGATCAACATCACAGGCATAGGCGCACCTACGGCTACGACAACGACCATAGACCAAGAAGACATAGAAGACATCGAGGCTAAGAATGGCTGACCTGAACTTTGCGCTATTGCCTTGGCAACAGGAGGTTTATGCCGACAAGACGAGGTTCAAGGTTGTCGTGGCTGGTCGTCGGTGCGGTAAGTCTAGGCTTGCTGTCACGACACTCTTAATAGAGGGTTTGAGTTGCCCTGCTGGTTCTGCTGTGCTTTATGTCGCCCCGACTCAGGGACAGGCGAGGCAGATTGTCTGGGATGTTTTGCTTGATGTGGGTCGGGAGATTATTCAGGCAAGCCATGTGAACAACATGGAAGTCACCCTTATAAATGGTGCAAAGATATATGTCAGGGGTTCTGACCGCCCCGACACCTTGCGGGGTGTCAGTCTGACCTATGCAGTCTTGGACGAGGTAGCTGACATTAAGCCAGAGACTTGGGAACAGGTTATTCGTGCTTCTTTGTCGGACAAGCGTGGTCGAGCCATGTTCATCGGGACACCCAAGGGTCGGAACTGGTTCTACGACATCTACAACTTGGGTCAGGATGGGGATGACCCTGACTGGAAGTCATGGCACTTCACCACCAAGGACAACCCGCTGATTGACGAGAAAGAGATTGAGTCGGCTAAAAAGACCTTATCCAGCTTTGCGTTCAAGCAAGAGTACATGGCGAGTTTTGACAATGCTGGTTCTGATGTATTCAAGGAAGAATGGCTGAAATATGGGGAAATCCCTGAGAGGGGTTCTTACTTTGTGGCTGTGGACTTGGCGGGGTTTGAGGAGGTTGCCAAGCAAGCCGCCAATTCCAAGAAAAGGTTGGATGAGTCTGCTATTTGCGTGGTCAAGGTGACTGAAGATGGCAAGTGGTATGTGGAGAAGATTATTCATGGTCGGTGGGACATTCGGACTACGGCTGTTAATATCTTGATGGCTATCAGGGACTACAAGCCTTTGAGCATTGGGATTGAGAGGGGTGCGTTGAAAAATGCGGTACTTCCCTATTTGTCGGATTTAATGCGAAAATCCAACATATATGCCCACATAGTGGATTTGACGCATGGGAACAAAAAGAAGTCAGATCGGATTATTTGGGCATTGCAGGGACGGTTTGAGCATGGCAGAATCGTGCTGAATAAGGATGAGGACTGGTCTGAGTTTGTCGATCAGTTACTGATGTATCCTAGTCAGGGCGTACATGATGACTTACCTGATGCGTTAAGTTATATAGATCAGTTATCTATAACCTCATACTTTGAGGCAGATGATGAAGACGAGTGGCAACCAGTTGACATCATTAGTGGAGTGTGACAGATGGCAGATCAGATGCAAGGGAATCAACAAAGTTCAATACTTGGACTGTTTGCTGATTTGCTTGGCTATTCTCCTGTTGCGCCTAAGATTGACAACCGATTGACTGGTTATGGTGCTGGTCAGGGTCTTGCGCCATTTGGGATGAGGTACAGCGAGACATTGGGTGAAGTGCCTAGCCAAAAGAGGTTTGGTTATTTTGGCGCAATCCCTGATGCACAGGGCAACCCAATGACTGAGTTGTCATCGGCTTTTGAGGTTGATGGCAAGATGATTTCCCATCCTTTGCTTGTGCCGACATTGAGTGCTGATGAAGTTGCTCTACTACAATCTGGCGCAGAGCCTACCCAGAGTATTTACGACAAGGCTCAAGAGTGGGCGATGTACAGAATGAAGAAAGGGCAAAGCCCATTTGCGACACCGCAAGATGTGAGGTTCCCAGTCCCTGAAGCAAACCCCATGTATGCAGACCCATTTGCGGACACAACAAGGTAACACTATGGCAACAGAAAAATTAGGTCAGAACGATTTTTACGAGCCAACAGAGGCTGACAAGGAATTGACAGGTTTTGTTGTTGACCATTGCCAGAGATGGCGTGACTATCGTGATGTCAACTTTCTCCCTGACTGGTTAGAGTACGAGCGTATCTTCCGAGGTCAATGGGCATCTGAAGATAAGACTCGTGAATCAGAGCGTAGCCGAATCGTCACCCCTGCCACACAACAAGCCGTAGAAACCCGCCATGCTGAGATCATGGAAGCCATTTTTGGTCAGGGCGACTTCTTCGACATTGAAGACAATCTTCAAGATGTGAATGGCAATCCCATTGATATTGAGCTAATCAAGGCTCAATTGATGGAAGACTTCAAGAAAGACAAGATTCGCAAGAGTATTGACCAGATTGAGTTGATGGCAGAGATTTACGGTACAGGTATTGGTGAAATCATTGTCAAAACTGAGAAAGAGTACATCCCTGCCACTCGCCCAATCCCTAATCAACAGGGACAAGCCGCTATTGGCGTGATTGAGCGTGACCGTATTGCGGTCAAGATCATGCCTGTAAACCCCAAAAACTTCTTGTTTGACCCTAACGGCACAAGCATTGATGACTGCATGGGTGTGGCAATCGAAAAATATGTCTCAATCCACAAGGTTGTTGAAGGCATTGAGCGTGGCATCTACCGTAAAGTGGACATCACGCCCACCTATGAAGATACTGACCTTGAGCCAACTCAAGAAGTTTCTCAGTATCAGGATGAAAAGGTGCTTTTGCTGACCTATTACGGTCTTGTGCCTCGTGAGTACCTGAACAATTTGAAAGAAAACAAAGAAATTGTTGAGTTGTTCCCTGAGAATTCAGCCGCTGAAGACTACACAGACATGGTTGAAGCCATTGTCGTGATTGCAAACGATGGTTTGTTGCTCAAAGCTGAAGAAAATCCATACATGATGAAAGATCGTCCAGTCTTGAGCTATCAAGATGACACGATTCCTAATCGTTTGTTGGGTCGTGGTACGGTTGAGAAGGCTTTCAATATGCAAAAAGCTATTGATGCCCAGACTCGTAGCCACTTGGACTCTCTTGCACTCACCACAAGCCCTATGATTGCAATGGATGCAACTCGTTTGCCTCGTGGTGCTAAGTTTGAAGTCAAACCCGGTAAGGCAATCCTCACAAATGGTGCGCCAAGTGAGATTTTGTTCCCATTCAAGTTCGGTGAGACTAGCCTGAACAACCTGAACACAGCTAAAGAGTTTGAGCGTATGCTGTTGCAAGCAACTGGAACGCTTGATTCACAAGGCATGGTCAGCAATGTGGCTCGTGATGGTGGTCAAGGTGGTATGTCGATGGCTGTTGCCTCGATCATCAAGAAGTACAAGCGCACTTTGGTGAATTTCCAAGAAGATTTCTTGATTCCATTCATTAAAAAGGCGGCTTTCCGCTATATGCAGTTTGACCCAGAGCGTTATCCCTCTGTGGACATGAACTTCATCCCAACTGCTACCTTGGGCATCATTGCTCGTGAGTACGAACAACAGCAATTCATTGGTTTGTTGCAGACTCTTGGCCCACAAACACCTGTTTTGCCAGTTATTCTCAAGGGAATCATCAGCAATTCCAGCTTGACCAATCGCATGGAGATGATTGCTAAGTTGGATGAGATGATGCAACCTAATCCTGAGCAACAGCAGATCGAACAGGCTCAACAACAGTTGGCACTGCAAGCGGCACAGGCTCAGATTGCTGTTAACACGACACAAGCTGAACAAAATCGTGCTGAAGCTCAGAAATTGCTCACAGAAGCTCAGTTGATGCCTCAAGAAATTCAGGCTAAGACTGCTAGTGCGTTGACAAAGAACTTGCCGAATCAAGATGAGTTGGCTTCCAAGGAATTTGACAAGCGGGTGAAGATTGCTGAGTTGATGTTGAAAGAAGCAGACATCAAAAACAAGTCTAAGATTGTCGAATTGCAGATGGCTGAGAAAAACAACAAGATTTCAGGCATGGAAGAAGATTTCCTGAACCAACTTACCAAGCAATTGAGTTCTGCTCAAACAGGAACTGAATAATGGATGTCGAAAGCCTAGCCAAAGAGTTAATTCTCAAGAACATGACTCCTGAACAGCAGATGGCTGTTCTGGATTCTGTTCGTTCTTCTGTTGCTCAAGCCAAAGAAGTGCAAAAGCGCAAGATTGGTGAGAATGTTGATCTAGTTGTTCAGGCACTAAAGAAGATCGAGTCTGATATTCGTTCACGCTTTGATGATGTGGGCAATTCCATTGAGAAGCGTGTTGCATCCATCAAAGATGGTCGTGACGGTATTAACGGCAAGGATGGTCGTGATGGAAAAGATGGAAAAAACGGTAGAGATGGACTCAAAGGCGATAAAGGTGACGCTGGTCGAGATGGGCGTGATGGAGTGGATGGTGTTGACGGTGTTTCTGTCACCAATGCTCGCATTGATTTTGATGGTAGCCTTGTTATCTACCTGTCTAATGGTGTTGAACTCAATGTTGGTGAGGTTGTTGCTCCTGATCTTGCAGAACACATCAAAGTCATTACTAATGGTGGCGGCACTTCTCAGTCTGTACTTGATACTCTAGCCTCACTTCAGACCCAAATTGACGATCTGATTCCTAGTCAGACTGGTAACTCAGGTAAGTACCTGACAACCGATGGAACTAACCTGTCTTGGGCTACTGTTAGCGGTAGCGGATTGACTTATCAGGGAACTTGGAACGCATCTACCAACACGCCTACATTGGCAAGTAGCACAGGAACAAGTGGCTATTACTACATTGTTTCTGTTGCTGGTTCTACCAATTTGAACGGTATTACAGATTGGCAAGCAGGGGATTGGTTGGTTTTCAATGGCACAGCTTGGCAGAAGATTGACCAAAGTTGGGCTACTGCTGGTGCTAATGACAACATCACATCAATGACTGGAATCACAGGTGGCATCTCGTCACCTGACTTTATTCAGTTTGATACTGGTGCATCAGCCACCAATGCTGTTGGTAAGTTGTATTGGGATGACACTCAAAAGACATTGAGTGTTGGATTGACAGCAGATATTGCGGCAGATGTTGGTCAGACTTTGTATGCTTATGTGACCAATGCTGAAGCTACAACAATCACCAAGGGTCAGCCTGTCTATATGTATTCGGCACAAGGTGACCGTGTATCAGTCAAGTTGGCTTACAACACAGGTGATGCAACTTCTGCCAAAACACTTGGTCTTTGTGCTGAAGACATTGCTTCTGGACAAGCTGGAATGGTGTTGTGCCAAGGTGTTCAAGATGGCTTGAACTTGGGTGCTTATACGGCTGGTGACACGCTTTATCTTGGTGCTACTGCTGGTACTTTGACTGCTACTAAGCCTTATGCGCCTAACCACCTTGTTTACATTGGCGTGGTTGAGAGAGCCAACAGCGGCAATGGTCGTTTGTATGTTCGTGTGCAAAACGGCTATGAGATGGATGAGTTGCACAATGTGTCTGCTCAGAATCCTACCAATGGTCAAGTGTTGATTTACAACGAGTCAACATCATTGTGGGAAAAGCACACATTGACTGATGGAACTGGTATCAGCATTACTGAGGGTGCTGGTTCTATCACTATTGCCAACTCTGGTGTGACTTCTGCTGTTGCTGGTACAGGTATTTCAGTCTCAGGCTCTACTGGTGCTGTGACCATTACCAACTCTGCGCCAGATCAAACGGTTGCATTGACTGGTGCTGGAACTACCAGCATTACTGGTACTTACCCTAACTTCACGATCACATCAAATGATGCGTATACAGGTACGGTGACATCTGTTGGCGGTACTGGTACGGTTAACGGCATCTCGTTGAGTGGTACTGTCACATCTAGCGGCAATTTGACGCTTGGTGGTGCTTTGAGTGGCGTTGATTTGACCACTCAAGTCACAGGCACATTGCCGATTGCTAATGGTGGTACTGGTCAAACAACGGCTAATGCGGCCTTGAATGCCTTGTTGCCTAGTCAAAGTGGCAATTCTGGCAAGTTCCTTACAACCAATGGCACAGACACATCATGGGGAACTGCTGTTACGATCACTTTTCCATTTTACAAATCTGGTGGAACATTGGACACAATTGCATTGGTTAGCAACTCGTATTTGCCTTTTTACAATTACGCCAGCACTGCTAAGAACATTGCTCTAACAACTTGAGGATAAGAAAATGGGCGCAAGAATTGTCAAATCAATTTATACGGGAAGTGATGTCACATCACTTGGTGAGACAACTGCTTCTGACACCATTGATGGCGTGTTGGCGGCAACCATCACCACATTGACTGATGGCTCTACTATCACTCCAGCGTTTTCCGATAGTTGCAACTTCACGGTGACATTGGGTGGCAATAGAACACTTGCAAACCCTACTGGTCTAGTGGCTGGTCAAAGTGGTTCAATCTTCATTGTGCAAGATGGAACTGGTAGCAGAACATTGGCTTATGGAAGCTATTGGGACTTTGCGGCTGGTGTTGCGCCAACATTGACAACAGCGGCAAATGCTGTTGATCGGATTGATTACATTGTTCGTTCAACAACCTCAATTCATGCTGTGATGACAGCCAACTACTCATGAGTGCATTTCACGACAATGCTTTGCTTGGGGCTTCTGGTCAACAGGGCTACAAGATCAGCCGTAGTGTTCGGTTGCGTTCTAGTGCGTCTGCGTACTTGAATCGCACATTTACTACTCCAACAAGCAACATCAAATGGACTTGGAGTGGATGGGTAAAAAGAGGCGCAATTGGAAGTTCAGTTACAAATGCTTTTATTGG